CAAATACTATCTTTTTCCATAAATCTAAGCCGCCAGTCTCCATCTTTTCACCGACTCCTAAAAACTTGGCTATATAATCCAATTTATTAGAATTGAAATTAAATAGCTTTTTAGCCGTTTTAAGCGTGTCAATAGATTGGTATGAGGGGAACATATCAAGACCGTGTTTTAAGCACCTTGTACGAAGCCATTTTACGTCGAATCTATCTCCGTTATGAGCTACTATCTCATCAGCTTTGTTTAACTCCTTAATAAAAGCAGAAAGCAGCCCTTTATCAGACTGCTTTTTATCCCATGTTAAACTATGAATTTCATCTTTTCCTTCCCACTTCCAACATACACAAATAATAGCTCTTTCATGTAGTATCTGTTCGGGTGTTATAGTTTGGTTATATCCACTTCGCCAAAAGAAACCAATGTTAAAAGAAGTCTCAATATCGAAAAATAATCTTTTACGCATTCTTTCTTTTGTAAGGTACATAGGTAGATTTACCGCCTTTCTTTATCATGCGCAAAGCCTGTTTACGGTTACGACCTTTTCTATAAGAAATATGAAACCAATCCGCTTTTTCGTCGTTCCCTGCTTCATAAATTGCCTGATCATATTCAACGTTGTCCAAAATCCATTCAAACAACTCTCTATCGTGTAAATCAAGGTCAAAAGCTTCAGCCATACAATGCTGTGAGCTGGATGCGCCCCCGATTCTTTTGTTGGTGGCTACACTTCTAAAGCCTGAGTTTATTCGTATAGGTCTGCCAACATAAGCACGTATAGGCTCAAATACATTTTGACATAACAATATAGCTCTTTGAATTTCAAATTCATTCATAAAATTAGGGATGCCATGATTTATGGCTGTTTCACTGCGTTCAAATTCCGCACGTGTTACGTGTTTAGATAAATTCATAGGTTACTGTTTGGTAAGTTACTCTTTGGTAAGTTGGCTTAGTGTTGCCGTAGTTGTTCCTATTACAACTAAATAAGTTGCTCCTGTAGCTATTGCTGTTGGTAAGCTAATAGGTGAACTAAGTAAAGCACCGCCTATAACTCCTGCAATGATCCCAACTTTTTGTACTTTCTTCCAGAACTCAGGAGTTCTTGCTTTCCATCTTTCTTTTAATCCTTCCATAGTTTTCTTCTTTCGGTAGTATTGCGTAAATATATTCTTTTTTTATATTATGATTTATAGATGAAGATTGTGATTTATCCTCTAAACAGTCATACAGCCGCATTTCTACGGCTGCATATTTTTCCTCAATATTATTCAAACGCCCATTAAGCCAAAACAAAGCTGATGCCAAAAGCACCGAAATACCGTTCTTTTTAGTAGCTTCTACTATTGCTATGGCAGTCATCATTTATGCGCTTTGTATTTCTTCTACTAATTGATCAATCAATGCTGAATCAAGTTGTGGGTATTCAACTCTGAAATATCCATCAAGTGCGCTATAACTTCCATATATATCTCTGATGATAGTTACGTTTTGATAGTCTGTACCTGCTGTATTTCCTTCAGGCTTCAAAGCATATACCATATCAATAACTGCTTGTGCTGATGGACATTCTTCAGTTGGCACTTTCTTATTTTCAGAGTCCGTGATTACTTGGCATTCTCCGTAACCGAATATGTGTAGTGTATTGTACATTTTATTTTAATTAAGCGTAAATAACCTCTGTAGTTTCTATAGTAGCAGTCCATTGAATATTAGTAGTTGCTGCGCCTATAACTTGCACTCTCAAACCTCCATTTGTAGTATCAGCGGCAAGTGTTGGTGTACCCCAAGCAGGAGTATTTTGAACCAAAGTAACGTTAGAAACATTCAATGTAGTAGCTGCTGCATTTGCTCCCCTTACAATGAATCCGTCTATATCCCAAACCGCTGCGTTCACACTACCTGATTGCTTGCCTACAATAGTTCCTTTAAATCTGTATGCTGATTGGTTAGAAAGAATTACTTGGTTGCTTGTTCCTGCTGCGCCACCACCTACTGTTAAAGTAGTCGCTGTATTTCCTGTTGTCCTAACCGAAAGAAAAAACTCTGATTTCTGACAGTCACCTGAAACTGTATTTGAATTACCTCTTGATTGTCTTGCTTGTATTGAAAAAGTATTAGATTGATTACCCATTGCATAAGAATATGCACCACTTGCTATATTCTGATACCCTCCTATGGCACAAGAATAATTACCACTTGCTGTATTACCTTCTGACATTGCAATAGAATCTGACCCACTTGCAGTAACTTGAACGTAATAACCGCCAAATGCAAATGACTGTCCTCCACTTGCTACTGCTCTACCCATTGAAAAAGAGTTAAGACCGCTTGCTATGCCGCCCGTGCCTCCTGTAACTGTTTGGTTGATAGAAAAAGAATTTGTACCAGTTGCGTTACCATTAAAAGCAACACTATTGGCTCCACTTGCTCGTGAATTTGTACCTGCATTAAATGAATTAGCTCCACTTGCAACATTTGCTGCGCCTACTCGGTTAATAGATAAATCAACAGCGTACTGTCCTCTTTTATTACCTCCTGTTACAGCGTTATCAGGAATAGCCGCAAGTATTGCCCCTGTTCCTTTTGGCACAATAGCAAAGTCTGCATTCGTTGTACCAGCTACAGGAGTCAAAGAGTTGACAGCTACCGTTGCGTTTGGTGCTGCTGTAGTTTCTGCCTCAGTGAATTCTGTTAGACCGCCACTTGCAGGTGTAGCGTAAGTACCATCACCACGTAAAAATGTAGTGGTATTGCCTGGTAATTTTGGTGCAAATCCGTGTTTTGTTGTGCTTACGTCGTTTGTGGTGATGTCGGTAGTAGTAAGGTTAGCATCTGTAACCAATGCTTTGATATTTGCACCTGTTACTCTTTTACTTACATAAGAACCACCGCCTGCGCTTTCCGAAATAGCTACTAAATCCGTGTCTGCTATCGTTGCACCTTTTGCCGTTAATTCTGAAAACTTCTTTTCTGCCATCTTTTCATTTTTTATCTTTCAGGGATTGTGTCACCCCAATATGAATAATCGTACATTTCGCCCCATCCGTTATCTGCAAATGTTGGGGATTGAGTCAATAAAAACTCATTTATTTCTGTTTCAAATAATTCAAGAGCAGATTCATCTATAAAGTTGTCTCCGTCTTCACTTGCTTTACCCCATCCAATTAAGTTACTTACTGCTGCTCCCCAGCCTATCTCGTTTGGCATCTTCTTTTTGCTTTTGTAAGTATAACTTTAACTTTGTTATATTGTTGTCTTTCGGTTTGTACCTCTTCATAGTTTATTTATTTACCTACAAAACCCAGCCTAAAAAGTTATTATCCGTTCTCGGATACATATCTCCATTAGAGTTCGAGTTGTACTCAGGAAATAAATTCATATTAAAAGACATATAATCAACAAAACGTTGTGTATAGTGTTGAGCTATCTGTCTCTGCTTTTCAATTAAAAAATCAACTTCTACTTTATCTACTGTAGTAGAGTTTTCTGATTCGTGTTTATATACGCCTTTATTCGCTATTGTATAAGCTGCAAAAGGCAAATATTCAACCATTGCCCAGTGAATAAGCATAGGCTTAACATAGTTTGTAAGCAAAGAAAGATAGTTGCCGCTTAAAGTACTCGCTACAATATCAGCTTTAATTCTATTCAATAGATCAGTTCCTAAGATAGACTGAACGTGTACATCCTGAGCAATCTTTACAAACTGAATGAATTTATCTGTATCTACGTTGCCATTTACCGCAGTAAACTTAACTATATCTGTTCTCGTTATTAATAAAGCCTCTGCCATTATTTTCCGTAATTAGGGTGATGTCCGTTATTTGGCATATCAATAGGTGCTACTTTGCTCTGAGCGTTGCCAGTTGGTCTTGGTTTATAAGATTTAGGTATAGAACTAACTTCGTTAGAAGAGCTTAAAGATTTATCTTCAACATATTTTCCATCCTTTTTCTTTAGTTTATAAAGAACCTCTTTCCAATAGTGTGAGCAGTTAACGCCACCTTTGAATTTAAACAAGTCGTATGATTGTCCTTTATGTCCTAACTCTTTATTGACTCCTGCTCTGCTTGCTTTGTCAATGTCTTCTAAACGATAAACTACTCCACTTGCAGTACGAGACATCATTTTAACACAAAAGTCTCTTGAATTAGGCTTAGAATAACGCTCCGAATATTCATAACGAACCTTGTATACTGACTTATCTAAGTTTGATTCTCTACTCGGCTCTGATTTAATTACAGAAGCAAGTTTCGCTAATACGCTTTTATTTGGGTTTAACGCATTATTTACCCATTCCTCAGTACTTATGTTATCCGACTTTACTTCACGCTCTGTAACACGCTCCCATTCGTCACCTAATACTTCTCCTTCAAGGTCATTTAATAGTACATCTAACTCTTCGTCTGTAGCTTCTCCGTGTTTAGATAGTTCTGTTCCTGTTTGCTCAATTACTTGTTCTTGCGTTTGCGCATTCTCAAGATCATTAAATTCAAGTGGTTTAAGAGTTCTAAAAAATAGATTAAGGCTAACTCCATTATATGATAAAACTTTATCAATAGCATCTAATATTACTTCTTGCTTAGGTCTAATAACTAAGTTGTCAAATAGAATAAATGAGTTTTGTAACTCGTCTGCGTTTGAACTAAAGCCATTTGTTGAAGCAATACCAAAAAGAAGCGGTGAAGTAACGTTATGAGAAAGCATGATCTTACGCATACATTCTTCACTTAACTGATTGTAAAGGTCTGGAGCATCATTGACAGGCATAGCGTCTACCGTAGTCTTGCTTTCAGAGTTGTTATTAAATGCTACTATAACTTTGTGCCCGTCTGTTCCTGAAAGTTGGCTTAAAACCTTGCTTTTAATGATGTCTTGCTCTTCAGGTGTAGGAACTCCGTTATTAAAGTTGACTACAATACGACCACTAAAACCACGCTGAACCTCATTTATAAGATAGTTAGAAATCTCTTCTTCTAAAACTGCGTAAGGGATACCTCCTTGATAGTCTACGTAGCTAAAGTATTTCATCCCTACAGAATAAGGCTGAACGATTAGTATCTCTACCTTCTCTTTTCCAAATCCAAATGCAGGGATTCTTTCAGGTGTATAATTACGTGTGTCTTCCCAATTATTAGAGTAGTAGTAAGCCTCTATCTCTCCGTCTTTATTACACTTTTCAGGTGCTAACAAATGAACAGGAATGTGATAAAGTTTCTGTACTTTCTTTCTATCAGCTGTGTAATGTACTTGAAACGCTGCTTGTCCTAACATCTCAAAGTCTAACACTACCTTACGCAAATCTTCTGCGCTAATCATGGCTTTCATCTGAGCGTACTCGTTAGGCTTCTTGTTGGCGTCAGTAGCACTTAACCCTTTTCCGTAGATTAGGCGTGAGATGTTGTTTATAATAGCGTTGTTTGTAGTAGAGTTTTTGTAACGCTCCATGAGGAAAGTATAGTAAGAATTATTCTCACCATACGTCACCCATTCGTGTTTTTTGCTTTCTTCTACTACAGGCGGTTCGTATTGCGCCAGTTTAAGTACGTGTATATTACTCATATAAAATAAAGTCGTTATTTGACGTATTCACTATATATTGACCATTGTTTACGCTGAATGTAGGTATAGATTGATTAGTACAAAATACCTTATCCTTAAAAACAACGTCCGTGTTTTGCTTAAGTGTTAGTGTGTAGTAATGATTTTGCTTTAAAGAAAAAGTTGCTGTAATCGTATTGTAATACTGACCTATAACATTTGTAGTAATAGTTACGTTTGTTGTAACGCCCGTCTGCTCGTCTGTTATCTGCAAAGTATTATAAGTATCCTGACGAGGGATAAAAGAAAAACTTTGCGCCGTACCTACTTCTTGTAAGATAATCATACTATATTAACTACACTTATCCATAATTGTTTTGAAAAAGAAAAGGGAGACCGAAGCCTCCCCAATCTAAACACTATGAAAGAAACACTATGAAGTGACAATAGAAGCTGAAGAAAGAACTGTAACAAGTCCTGCTTCAGTTGAACAATTCAAGAAGTTTGCAGGGATATTTTCTTGACCTACAAAAGTAAGCGTATAACCATTCATGTCACCAGCTGCCGTTCCATTAGAAATAACACCTGTAGTCAAGTCCATTCCACGCTCAAGACCAGCAAGGAAGTATTGACCTGCACGAGTTCTTACTACGATGTGAGGACGTCCGTAACTCAAAAGTTTAATTAGCTTGTGTTTAACTGCACTTTGTTGTTTAAGGCTTACAGTCAAAGTTTGCTCAACAAAGGTAGTACCATTATCACGGCTTGAAGTAATTGTTTGTTCGAAGCTATTAGCTCCTTTCAAATCAAACTTGTAAACAGTAGAAACACTATTGATATCGTCTATTTGATCAGTGTTAGTTCCGTTATAAGTAATATCAGAAGCTGCATAATCACCATAATTGATTAGGTAGATAGCATCAAGTCCTCCAATGCTGCTTTTGCATGGTTCAGCAAAACCATTTGAAATATCGCATGACATAATTTTAAGTATTAAATGTTATAAAAAAGGGAGGGAGAATAACCGCCCTCCCCGTTGATTAAGTCAGTTAATATTAGTTAGCCGAGTTAGTGATTCCGTAAGTAACGATATCTTCAGCAAATCCGTACTTCGCATCAGCTGTAAAGCGCATGATTACTCGGAAATTCTGTGAGCCGTCAATTGGACGCATATCAATTACACGTGCTTCGTTCATCTCATTAAACAAACCAGTTGCAAAGTGAAGGTTAGAAGTTGGTGTAGCGATAGCGGTGTTAGCAGCAAGACCGTTAGCCATGAATACAGGAATACCATCAAAGAACACATCACTAAGAACTTGGTTAGTACCCTTGTTATCGTATCCGTTAGCACCTACACCAGCAGCAGCAAATCCACCCAAAGCACGAACGTACGCTTTATAGATGTTTTGAGAAACATAAAGTTTCAAATCTTCTGCACCATAAAGGCGTGCTGGGATAGCGTCAACGATTAAACCAAGCTGAGCAACAACGTTACCAGCGTTAACAGTTGTACCGCCTACTTCTTGAGCAGATGGCAAAGCAGCATCAGCAGCAATCTGTGTAGAGATACCATCGAACTGACCTGCAGTAGCGTTAGCACCAACCCAAATTGTAGTCTCCATAGAAGAAGCTACCTTCTCAGCAACGTGTGCTAAAATGAAATCTTCGAATGATTTAGGGATTGAATTGTACGCTGAATAACCCATCTCAGCAGCTTGCCAGTTAGCAGCCAAAGTCAAAGCGCAAAGCTGTAGGTTGACTTGGAACTCCTCAGGAGCTAAAACTCTTTCAGTAAGAGTAACTGTAGTGGAATCAGAGAAATCACAAGAAGCATTCGCAATAACGTTTCCTGTAGAAACTCTTTGAATTACTTGCTTAAATTTTACGTTAGGGTGAATAGTAAGTCCACCTTTTTCTAATGTTGGAGCAGACAAAAGAGCTGCTGCAATGTACTTACCTGCAAATTCGCCAGCATAAGTACTTCCTGAAATTGTTAATGACATTTTTTTATGTTTTTTTATTAATTACTTAATTTATCTAAAATTCTATCCATAGTAGACATACCACGTTTTTGAGAGAATTTAATCATCTCTTTTGGTGTTTTGTTTTCAGGATTGAATACAATTGGTTTCACTTCCTCAAGCTCAACCTTATCAGCAGCTTCTTCAACAGCAACCTCTGCAATAGGATCAACTTTTGAAAATGTTTCAAGTTTAGCTTTCAATTCCTCATTCTCTGCTTTTAATGCTTCCATCTCAGAGAAGAAAGTTTCTTTAATGATAGACTCAACCGTCTTTTTTGGAGTAGCTACTTCAGCTTCTGCTTCAACTTCTACTTGAGGCATCTCAGCTTCGGGAGCTTCAACTTCGATCTCAACTTCAGGAGCTTCTTCTTCTTTTTCTTTGATTTCAGAAATGATACCTTCTACTGCTACGACAAGAATACGACCATCTTCTAATTCATATTCACCTACAGGCAAAGGAATTTTTTGCTCGTCTTCTGTTACGATTACTACCGCCATTTCAGGGTCAAAAGAATCTGCTTCGATTATAGTCATTCCATCAGCAAGTTTCATTTGCTCAAGTTTAACTTCCATTCCAAGAAGTTGCTTAATTTGGTTTAGAACGTTTGATTTCATATTTAAACTTTTCTATTTAACTTATTCGTGTTTTGTTTGTTGTATTTTTAACCAATATCCCGAGGTACTATATTGTATGTGATACTGTCACTACTTTGTACTAATGATCCTACCCCCTGCGCTTGTAGCGTTCCATCACAACACTTGGGATCATATTTACCGTCATCACATAGACAACCTCTTCTACCGCCTTTCGGTGAAGTTTTACTTGGTGTTTTTTCTTTTTTTGATTTCATAATCTTATTATTAATTTGTATAATATATTAATCATTATCCGTCTTTTTATGGTTTAATGGCTAATATATTAGTCACTATTTGCCTTGTCGTGTATAAGTTTTCTTGTAATTTTTACTTGACTTTAATTTACTTGTCTTACTCTTTGCATGAATACCAGGTCTTTTAACCTTTGGTTTCTTTAAGAAGTTAGTAATGTTAATTTGCTTCGCCATTTCTTATTTGTTCAAGTTTACGTTTCGCCCATTCTACACCTTCATCGCCACCCCATGCTAACCACATTAAACGCCCGCATCCATCTCCTAATTCTTTATCTGAGTTTTGTCTGTGTCTTTCAAATGCTGCCATTCTTGCTATAGTCTCTTCTGAGATAGGTTCGCCATTTGCC